TCATAAAATACTCCATCCCATTCATTAAAATTCATGTTTGTGGTTAAAATAGTGCTCTTTTTTTCATATCTCATATCAAGCATTGATTCTGTCAGATTTTTATATAAAAGCGGAATGCTGTTTATTGAACTTCCAAGCGGAAGAAGGCTTATTGTTATGTGAAACCGAAAATGGGAGTAAATAAGTTTGGAAGTGAGTCTGTTACATATGAAGGTGTCGGCGCAGCAAAGAAGTGGGAGCGGATTGAAAGCTACGGTCCTAAATTTGTGGAAAATATCGTTCAGGCGATAAGCCGTGATATTTTGATGTATGCCATCAGAACACTGTCACATTGTTTTATCTGCGGTCATGTCCATGATGAACTGATCATTGAATGCAGTAAAGATGTATCACTGGATGTTATCTGTGAGCAAATGGGTAGAACCACGCCTTGGATTCCTGGCATTTTACTTCGTGCGGACGGGTACGAAACAGAATTTTATAAAAAAGATTAAAAACTTTTATGGCAGGGGGTAAAATCCTGCCGTTTTTCTTTGCCTGTAACTTAGAGGGAAAACTCAATAATTTACAGGAGGTAATTCATATGAACGAATTACAAGTTTTTAAGAATGCGGAGTTTGGTTCTATCCGCACATTATTGATTAATGGAGAGCCATATTTTGTCGGTAAGGATGTAGCTGAGATTCTTGGTTATGAAAGACCTACCAAAGCAGTAAGCGACCATGTTGATCCAGAGGATATAGATGGAGTCCCAATTCAGGACTCCATCGGCAGAATGCAGAATACGCCTATTATCAACGAGAGCGGTCTTTACAGTTTGATTCTTTCAAGCAAGATGCCAAATGCAAGGAAGTTCAAGCGTTGGGTAACTGCAGAAGTCCTTCCTGCAATCAGAAAACATGGTGTGTTTGCAGTTGACGAGGTACTTGCGAATCCGGATATTCTTATTAATGCTCTTATGGAGCTTAAGAAAGAACGTGAAGAAAAGTTGGCATTGCAGCAGACCGTTGCTGTTCAGAATAAGCAGATTGTAGAGATGAAACCGAAAGCGAGTTATTACGATGTGGTTCTCAATTGTAAGGACTTGGTGGCAATTTCGGTCATTGCAAAAGACTATGGCTGGACAGCAAATCACATGAACCAGTATCTCAAGGAAAAAGGGATTCAGTTCAAGCAAGGGAAAAAGATATGGCTTCTTTACAAGGAGTATGCAGAAATGGGACTTACATCAACAAAGACGCATACCTACAGCGGTTCAGATGGTTCAGCTCATTCCAAGCCTCATACTTATTGGACACAAAAGGGTCGCTTATTCATTTATGACATTTTAAAGAAAGATGGAATCTTACCAATTATGGAGAAGGAGAATTAAAAGATGAATGTTGATAAGAAAAATTCAGAAGGCTACAAGGTCAGAACAGATTGTACCGACATCGATGCCTAAACGTCCGACAGAGAAAGTCCTTTGCAAAAATTGCGGAAAGGCAGTACCACAGAATGATAAGAGAAAGAAAAAACAGTTCTGTTCTGATAAATGCCGCATGACGTGGTGGAATTCCCATCGGGAAGAAGTTCATCATAAAAATATGGTGACAAAAGTATGTCCTGGGTGTAAGAACGAGTTTCAAGTCTATGGAAAGACGGATAGAAAGTATTGTTCCCATGCTTGCTATATCACCGACAGATTCGGAGGTGGCAGGGATGAGTAAGGAACAGATGAAAAGGGAAAAACTGTATCAAATCACTATGAGCATGGCAAAAAGGATGCTCGATGATGGCCTTATATCTAAGGAAGAGTACGCCATAATTGATACAGAAATGAAGGAAAAATACAGACCAACTTTGGGTACATTATTTGCTGATATTGACTTGATATAAGTAGCTTTTAGAGTGATATATATGTAAGGAAGGAGGTTGATCATATGCGTACAATTACCAAAATCGAGAGTACGATGCCAGCAATAAAGAAAAAAGGTTGCTGCATACGCTAGGATTTCGATGGAATCGGAGCGAATGAACCACTCGCTTTCTGCACAGATAAGCTACTACAATGATTTGATCCAAAGAAATCCCGACTGGGAGTTTGCAGGAGTGTATGCAGATAACGGAATAAGAGGAACAAGCACAGCCAAACGTGATGAGTTCAGACGAATGATTACAGATGCAGAACAAGGGGAAATAGATATTATCCTTACAAAATCTATACAGCGATTTGCAAGAAATACAGTAGACCTGCTTGAAACGGTAAGACATCTAAAGAACATGGGAATTGAAGTCAGATTTGAAAAAGAAAACATCTATTCTTTAAGCGGTGACGGAGAATTGATGCTTTCTATACTCGCCTCTTTTGCACAAGAAGAGAGTCGTTCCATATCAGAAAATGTGAAATGGGGTATTCGTAAAAGAATGAAAGAGGGAATGCTTACAGCTAATGGTCATTTTAATATTTACGGATATAAATGGGAGGGTGATGAGTTAGTCATTGTTCCAAAAGAGGCAAACGTTGTCAAAAGAATCTTTCAGAATTTCCTTGATGGTAAATCCAGACTGGAAACGGAAAGAGAACTGGAAGCTGAGGGCATTCGTACCAGACAAGGCTGTGTAATGAGAGATTCCAATATCAAGAAGATATTAAGCAATATTACATACACAGGGAATATGCTGTTTCAAAAGGAATTTATATCAGATCCTATTAATAAAAAGCGTATGAAGAATCGGGGAGAACTACCACAGTACTGGGTAGAGGATACCCACGAGGCAATTATTGACCTTGAGACATTTCAATACATACAGGATGAAATGGAACGAAGAAAACAGCTTGGTCCATTAGCGAACAAGAGTCTTAATATTTCTTGCTTTACGGGAAAAATCAAATGCCCATATTGTAATCAAAGTTATATGCATAATACGAGAAAACCGCGAACACTAAATGCCAGAAGATTAGAATTTTGGGTTTGTGGTTCACGGAAGAAAAAAGGCGGACATTGCGAAGTGGGAGCAAGCATAAATCAGGAGAATATGAAAAAGGTTCTTTCAGAGGTGCTTGGTATTGATGAATTCGATGATGAGGTTTTTCTTGAAAAAATAGATTTTATCAATGTTCCAAAGCAGTACACTTTGGAGATTCATTTTAAAGATGGAGATGTGATTACCAAGCCTTGCAGGAATACCGGTCATAAGGATTGCTGGACGAAGGAGTATCGTGAAAAGGTATCTGTACAAAGAAGAAAGAAAAATACAAATCCAAAGGGAGCATCAGTATTTACAATCAAATTGAAATGCAGGCATTGTGGCTGTAATTACAGACGATGCACACAGCCATCAGCCACGTCAAAAGATGGCAAATTTTATTATTGGCGATGTGCAGAAAAAAATGATTGTAATGCAAAAGGACTAAGAGAAGATTTCTTAAAGCCACAGCTTGCAAAAGCTCTTGGAATGGAAGAATGGAACGATGAGAGTTTTGCTGAAAAAATAGAACATATAGATATTGATGGTTATATGCTGGATATTGTTGGCAAAGACGGAAGTGTAACATCAATGAACTTTAAACCGCCGGAGCGTGGTGGAATAACATTGTTCTGAGAAACAGAAAGAACATATGCGAAAGTTGATGAAGGAACGGTGGACACCGGAATTGAAGCAGCAGATGAGCGATTACATGAAAAAACTTAGGAAGGAGCGTGGAGAAGCATGGCGAAAAGAAAAGTAACCACGATTCCTGCCACTATCAATAAATTCCCATCA